CCTAAATGGTATGCGGATGCTTTTAGATGTCATGGAATAGATGCAGCAATGAGAAGTAAAATAAGAAGTAAAACATTTCCGGGTATAGCAGAAGCAATGGCAAATCAATGGGGTAAATATTTAAAATCAATTTATGAATAACTTAGAACGCTACGAATACTACAAGCAACAACAAGACAGACAATTTAACTTTACTTTAACCAATTACGCAATGGCAGACATTGAACGAAGAATAGGAAGGAGACCTCAAAGAATTCAGGCAGTAATAGACTTGGAAAACTTTCTTAATGATTCCGAAAACAAGATTTCCAAAATACCTGATGAGGCTTTAAGGAACGCTAAACTTGACCAGTTGAAACTACTCTATAAAGTCCATGACACTATAACTCAAATGCTAACTGCTGAAATGTACGCACTAACTAAATTAGACGAAGCTAAAGCTAAGATAGTTGAACTTGAGCAACAGAACTACGATTTAGCAAATAAAATAAATATGCTTGAATTGTAAAAAACTTGTTAAAAACTCCGACACAAATAAATTTAAATTTGAATAACAATTAAAACCACTTATGCTAATTAATATAAACCTTTGTCTTAGCGACATCCCTCAAGACAAAATCTTTACTTCTAAAAATGGCAAGAAGTACTTATCTATCTGCGTAACTGACCGCAAAGAACCTGACCAGTTCGGAAATGACTTAACTGCCTACATTAATCAAAGCCAAGCTGAACGAGAAGCAAAACAGCCTCGTAAATTTGTAGGTACTGCAAAGAACTTAAAGAAGACTGCATTAACTGAGAAAAACGATTTACCTTTCTAATGAAACAAAAGACTTGTAAAATCTGCAAGGTTAAGTTTGAACTTAAAAAACCACTTCAGCAAGTTTGTTCGCCTGCTTGTGCGATTGAACTACACAATCAACTTAAAGCTAAAGCCGAGAAGAAAGAGAAGGTTAAAATACGAAAAGAGCTTAGAGAATCTTCAAAAACAATTTCTAACTATCGTAAGGACCTTCAGATTATAATTAACAAGATAATCCGCACAATTGACGAAGGCCACAACTGTATAAGTTCAGGAAGGCCTTACAAATCAAACGACCAAGCTGGGCATTATTACTCAGTAGGTGCTTATCCTCATCTTAGATTCAACTTACACAACATATACTCGCAGTCAGTAGCTGATAACTTATACAAGTCAGGCAATCCAATTGGGTTTACTACTGGATTAATAAGGGACTTTGGCGAGGACTGGATTAAGTTAGTAACTAAATTACCTGAAGAATACAGAGAATTAAAGTTAGATAAAGAGGACATAAAAGAAGCGATAGTTAAGGCTAAAGATTTCTTAGTTAAAGTTCAAGAATACAAAGGAGAGAACTACTTACTACCGAGTCAACGAATATTTTTGAGGCATTCAGGTAACAAAGAGATAGGTATCTACAATGAATAAGGAAGAGATAATACTTCAGTTCTATAATAGCCCTAATCCGATGCAGATATGTAAGAAGATTTCTGATAGCTATTACACTACTGACTTATTACACGAGTGCATTCTTACCTTATACGACTTGGACGAACAAAAAATATTAGATGCTTACAAGAATAATTACTTATCCTACTTATTCTATAAGATAGTTAGTAACTCTTATGTTAGTTATACTTCGCCATTTGCAAAAAAATACAGACACTTTAATCAAACAACAGATGACTTTAAGAAAATTCAAGCTGACATTGAAATTGAAAATGACAATTATGAAGAACTATTTGAGAGATTTATTCAGCATATAGAAAACGATATAGAAAGCTTTGAAGAATACGAACGAGAACTATTCAAGTTATATGTGCAATTTCGTGATTTTCGTAAAATTAGTAATCTTGTCGGCATTAAATACGGAGCAGTTCGTCATTCAATACTTCAAACAATAAAAAAACTAAAAGAAAAATATAATGGAGAATTTAATAATCTGCTTACTAATCGCATCAGCTGGTTATGTAGTGAGTCAAGTGATGATAGATTTTTGGAGGAAGAAATTTAATACATTTCCAAAAAAACCACTTAGCTGTGGTTACTGCTTATCTTTTTGGATTGGGTTAATTACTTTTTTACTTATAGAACCTAATTTATATGCGTTTGGATACGCTTGTTTATGCGCTGTGACATCTTCTATCATATTTAAAAAAATAACTCAATGAATCAAATAATCTATGAACTACTACTTCCATTAAAACCAAAGTGGGAAACCTTTAAATCTGAGCATCACTCTATTTTTACTAACCAAGACTTTCATATTGTTCAAGAAGCTTGGTCAATGATGTTTGGTTCACCACCAAGAAATTTAGGATGTCAATCTTGCGTTCAAGAATTAATAACACGAGTATTTAGGCAATTTGATAACTACACACCTGAAAAGAAAAGGAAACGCAATGCTAAAATTTAAACATAGTGGTAATGCAGGTGATGTAATCTACTCACTCAACGCAATTAAACAAGTATGTGAGGCAAACGATACACAAGCAGTACTATACCTTGATTTGAATGTTCCACTTATTGGGATACTGCCTGGCCATCCAGTCGGGAATGTGATGCTTAACGAGTATATGTACAAGAATTTAAAACCTTTATTACTTTCTTGTTCATTTATTTCAGATGTAATGGTTTATGATAAACAAAAAATAGATTACGATTTAGATAGATTTAGACATATAGGCTTAAATTTGTGCGCTTCTGACATCAAGAAATGGTACTATTATGCCTATCCTGAAATGACCTTTGACATAGAAGGACCTATTTTTGAATTTAACAATAAAAAAGAGGATTATATTCTAATCAATAGGACCAATAGGTATCAGAATGGGCAAATAGATTACTCAATTATTAACAATTACAATAATCAAAAGTTATTTGTTGGAGTTATGCAAGAATTTGAAGTAATGAAAAAGACTATTCCAAGCCTTGAGTATTTAGAAGTAAAAGACTTTTTAGAACTTGCTAACTATATAGACAAGAGTAAAGTATTTATCGGGAATCAATCAATGTGTTTTGCAATTGCTGAACAACTACAAACGGAGAGAATACTTGAAATTTGTGCATATTCGCCAAATGTTATTCCAGTAGGAGGTGAGTTTTACGATGTATTTAATCAAAATGGATTTATAAATGCACTTAATCAAATTTTATGAAAATAGTTTACTGGGATAAACACCCTGACGAATACGAACGAGTTAAACACTTTTTAAATTTAGAAGGGTTAGACTGTGAAAGATTTATAGGGGATAGACCTCCGACTGATTTTGATTTGCTATTTGTACACGATGGACCATTTGCAGGTGAGATTCCACACGATAGGAGAAAAGACTGCATTATTATTTTTTGCGTTCACCCTATGCACATTAACTCATATTTTTATGCAGGATATACAAGGGCAATCCTTAAAAACTCTGAACATAAAAAGCATTGGTTAGGCGATGGTGTTATTTTACCGCCACTTGTAAAACTTTACGAACCTGCACCGATAAATGATAAACTTGTTTCAATTATTCACTTCTACAAACAAAGAGACGAACAAGGATATTATCAGGCTTTAAGCTTAGGAGCTTTAGTTTATGGGCAAGAAAACGACTTAGGAGAGGCAAACGACTCTGAGCTATTTGAGGAGGGAATGAAAGCTCTTGTACACATTAAAAGATGCGGCTACTTATGCAATGCGGTAGTAAAAGCTATAAGTTACGGAGTACCTATTATAATGGATAGAGGCACTTACGATTACGGATATCAAGATATTTTAATTCCAAGCTATAATATGGCAGTAGCAGGAGAAGAGTACAACTTAGATGAAATAAGAGAGAACCAACTCAAACACAGAATAGAACTATACGAACAAACTAAACAATCCGAAATACTTTCAATACTATGAAGATACTTATAATCATACCCGACCCCATTACGGGAGTAGAATACCACCGTTTAATAATCCCTTTTGAGAATATGGGGGGAGACCACCAAATTACAGCCGTAAAGTCAATAGACCAGCAGCCCGATTCATTCTTTCAGGAGTTTGATTTAATCTACACCAGTTCAGTAGTTAGCAAATTAGGATTTCAAGAGGTAGTTTGGACACAGCTTAAACGCTTAGGTATTCCCGTAATAATTGACAGAGACGATGACTGGATGCTACCTCACGACCATATAATGAAGAACGATTGGGTTAAGAATAAAACAGCAGCTCAAATAGTCTACAATTTAAAAATGGCTACTGCTGTAACGGTACCTACTGAGTACTTAGCCCAAAAAGTTAGACAGTTTAACAAGAATGTGTTTGTAATTCCCAACGCAATAGACTTTAACCAAAAACAATTCCAACCCGATGTAAAAGTTCAGAACCTTAAAAACGAGAAAGTGCATATAGGCTGGAGCGGTTCCGTTACTCACTTCAAAGACATTGTAATGCTAACCGACACTTTTATGCAAATGAACTCAAACCCTGACTTGAAAGGAAAGTATAGATTAGTACTGAGCGGATTTGCTGAAGGGGATATGATTTGGAAGGAATACGAGAAAATGTTTACAAGTGGCTACAAAATAGCAGAGGACCAATATTGCAGAATAAACGGAATGGACGTATATACTTACGCTTCTGCTTACGATATGATGGATGTCGGGTTAATACCTTTGAAGGATACTGAATTCAATCGCTGCAAGTCAGAACTTAAAATGATGGAGATGGGTGCAAAGAAACTTCCAGTAATAGTCTCTAACCAGTACCCATACACCAACATAGCTAAACACGGAGAGAACTGCTTAATGGCATCAAAAAAGGATTGGTTTAAAAATATCAAGAGGATGATTGACAGCAAAGAGTTAAGAGAAGACTTAGGCGCAGCCTTATATGAAGAAATATTTGCAAATTATAATATATTAAATATAAACGAACTAAGAAAGGAGATGTTTAAATATGTCACAAAGAGGTAGACCAAGAGCAATAGAAAGTCCTGAAATGTTATTAGAGCTTTTTGAAAAGTACAGAGAAGAGACGAAGTCCAATCCGATTCTTAAACATACATTTGTAGGAAAGGATGGAAAGTCGGTTTATGAAAAAAGAGAAAGAGCATTGACGATAGATGGCTTTGAAGTCTATTGTTTTAATCAAGGAGTTATAAACGATTTAGGCGATTATTTTCAAAACAAAGGCGAGAGATACGGAGATTTTGCAACTATCTGTACACGCATCAGGCAAATCGTTCGTGATGACCAAATACAAGGAGGCTTGGCTGGAGTCTATAATCCGAGCATAACTCAAAGATTGAATGGGTTAACGGAGAAAGTTCAAACAGAACAAAACATAAATGTCAATAAGCTACCTGAATGGTTGACAAAGCCTATTGAGTAAATGTTCAATCCTAACTTTATCTTTTTAGAGAAGTCAGTAAAGACTAAACGCATTATTGCCTTACAAGGGGGTACTCGTTCAGGTAAGACTTACTCAGCTTTACAATGGCTTATTAGGTTATGCCTCAAACACGAGGGAATGACTATATCAATAGTTAGGAAAACCTTACCTGCTTTGAAGTCCTCAGCGATGAGGGATTTTATAGAGATACTTACATCAATCAATTTATATAACGAGACTGACCATAACAAGTCGGAGAATACTTATATACTCAACAAAAACTTGATTGAGTTCTTTTCAGTAGATGATGCTCAGAAGATACGAGGTAGGAAGAGAGACATCCTATTTGTAAACGAAGCAAACGAGATAGACCTTGAGGATTGGAGGCAGTTACTTTTGCGAACGACTGGCAAGGTTATTATTGACTATAACCCATCTGACTTTGAGCATTGGATATATGACCAAGTATTAACTCGTGACGATTGCGGATTAATTATAACTACCTACAAGGACAATCCTCATCTACCTGATGCGTTAAAAAGGGAAATAGAAAGTCTTGAACAAGCTGACCCTGAGTATTGGAAAATCTTTGGTTTAGGTGAACGAGGACAATTAATGGGTTTAGTCTTCAACAATTGGACCAATCAATTCGTAGTACCAAATGAAGCTAACTTTATCGGGTACGGATTAGACTGGGGATTCTCAGCCGACCCTACTGCACTTGTTAGTGTTTGGAAGTACGAGCAAGAGCTATACATAAGAGAAGAGTTATACGAACGAGGATTAACCAATCAAGACATAGCCGAAAGATTAAAAAGTTTAGAAGTAGGCCGTAAAGAGATATTTGCTGATTCTGCCGAACCCAAAAGTATTGAGGAGGTGTACAGACTTGGTTACAACATAAAACCAACACAGAAAGGGAAAGATAGCATCATAAACTCAATTGACATACTGCGAAGGTATAAGCTACATCTAATAGGCAATAATCTACAAAAGGAGTTTAGGACCTACAAGTGGAAAACGGACAAAGCAGGAAAGATAGTGAACGAACCAGTGGACTTCAATAATCACTTAATAGATGCTACACGCTATCTTGCATTGATGCGATTGCAAGAACATAAGAGAGGACAATATGTTACAATTCGTGCCTAATTAAATATATAATATAGAATGAAACGCAATTACTATAATTTAACTCTTAAGGACTTCATAGAGCTACAACAAGTGAAGGACTTGGGGATTGAAGCAAAAAAAAAGAAGCTATCTATTATTTATAAGATAGAGGCTGAGTTCTTTGATGGGTTTACCTCTGAGCAGATAATATCGCTCTACTCCGAATTTGAGCAGTTAGAAAGTCAGCCGATTAAGACAACTTACAAGAAAAGAGTTAAGGTAGGCGGTAGATGGTTTTTTGTTGATTACAGATTAAGTCAAATTAGCGCAAGTCAATTCATAGACATTTCGCACTTTTCAAAAACTAATCCGATTGAGAATATTCACAAGATAGTAGCTTCGTGTATAAGACCAATTAGCTGGAGATTTGGAAAGCCAAGTAAGTACAACGGAGACGAACACGAAGAAATAAGTGAACTACTACTTAATCAAATGAAAGTAAAGGATGCTTATCCGATTATGCTTTTTTTTTGCACTCTCTCAAGCAAATTATCGGACAATATCCTAACTTATTTCCTAAGCACGAAGGAGGAGACTTTGAGCAGGCTCAGAACTTTTATACAAAATGGGGATGGGTCGCAACAATAGATAATTTAGCTAACCACGATAAAACAAAGTGGGACTACTTTTTTAATTTAGGACTGAAGGAGTTTTTTAATATAGTAAGCTACCACATTGAACACACGGAACAGATAAAGAAAGAGAATGGCAGAAACAGACTACACTAAGTTATTAGGCGATTTAGGAACAGACGCAGAAGCTGGTCCTATTCAGTTTGATTCTATTATTGAGGAGGCCTTAGTTAGGTTTGTCAATGGCTTAACCGATACTATGAAATCTAACCTAACCGAGTTAGATGCTTACTATGCGGATTCGGAATTAGTGCAGTCAATAATCACTTTACCTTTGAGTGCCAATGGGAATAGTTTTGAAATGTCTATTGAGATGAACTATTACGGTGACTTTTTAAACGAGGGTGTAAGTGGTACTCGTAACAAATTCAATTCACCTTATTCATTCAAAAAAGAGTCAGTCAGTCCAGCCTTTAATAAGTCATTGAGAAAATGGATTACAAAGAGAGGCTTTCCGATTGAGAGTAGGTATTCACAAACAAGAGATTTGACGAAGGACCAAAGAAAGAAAAAACAAATTGATGAGAAGACGCAGATGGCTTACGCGATGGGAATAGGTATTAAGCGAGAAGGTATAAAACCAACTAATTTTATCAACGATGCACTAAGCGAACGCAATGTAGCAGCATTCGCACAAGGATTAGCTGATGCGTTAGGTAGGTCAATTGAAATTACGATAACAAAAAATATTTTAAAATGATTATAAATTCACAGCCAAACAATTGGCAGAATGTATACAATGAGATGGTATTCGGATTGGAGAGTACTAACGCAACTGCTGCGGGTTTTCAATTCTTGGTGGACATTAATGTAAGCGGACAGACTAACCCAGTCGCAAGATTGACTTACCCAAAACAGCCAGGCATTAACACGATAGATGTAGATGTGAGTGAAGTACTACGCAACTATGTTAGCTATGACTTCGCAAGTTATAACGCATCTGGTATCTATCATTGCATAAACTCTAAGGTTGACTACTGGGTTGAGTTCGGAGAGGTACGCAACAATGCTTCAGGTATACCAGTAATTTACCCTAACTTAACTGGGTTCTATGCAAGTGGTAATAACGCACATTCAACAAATGCTATTTTTGATTTCTTAGACTGGAGCAAAACAGCATTCATTGATTACAATGTAAACTCACCAATTGAATCAGGTTTAACTTTGAATCAAACTACCTTTCAAGAAAAGCTCAGATATGGTGAGGAAAGGTTTTTAACTTATTTTGATTACGATGAAATCTATGGTACTGGTATAGTAGGTAATATCAATGTTCAGGTATTAGATAAAAATCTAAATTTATTAATTGAGTCAAATGCTGGATTCACTCCGATTGGGTCAATTAATTCAATCAATGTCGCTAACTCAGGTAATGCAAGTGGATATTACAAATCTGTTTATGATGCAGCCTTTGACTATCCCAATGCTGTGTACTATAGAGTCAATGGTCAGAACACGGCTGGTAGTGGCGCAACAACTTATTTTAGCAGAACTTTCTTAATTGATACGAGCTGTCAAAAGTATTCGCCAATTAGATTACATTGGTTAAACAACTTGGGTGGATTTGATGCTTACACATTCACGAAAGTAAGCAGAAACTTTACGGACATTGAAAGAAAGATGTTTAAGAAGTTCCAACCTTTGAACTATCCTAAAACCTTCAGAGCGAAAACAAACTACTTTACTAAACTAACAGACACAATTCAAATAAATTCCGATGGGTTGACCGATGCCGAATGGATAGGATTAAAAGAGTTAGTACTAAGTCCAGTAGTAATGATGGAGTATGGAGCGACTTATATACCGGTGAACATTAAAGAAAGCAATTACGAAGAAAAGATATACATCAACGATAGACAAATCAGCTCACTTCAATTGACTTTAGAATATACCTTTGACAATTATCGCCAATCACTATGAACCAAACAGAATTAAAAATAATAGCTTATAACGCTTCAGGAATTGTAAGTAATACTTGGGATGTGGATTTGTACGATTCAGTTCCAATGCCTATTAATAAATCAATCGTTGACATCCGTGAACCTGACAAGAGACAGAGTGATTATTCTAAATCATTAACTATTCCAGGCACAGCAAATAACCATTCAATTTTCTCTGCGATATTCAACATAGATAGAGCTACGATTAACACATCAAGTTTAAATTTCAATCCTGATTTCAATCCGAATTTAAAAGCTGAGGCTATCCTTTATCGCAAAGGAATCCAACAACTCAGAGGATACTTGCAATTGGTAAGTATTAAGAATGTAGATGGAGCGATTGAATACGAATGTGTAATAATCGGAAAGTTTGCTAACCTATTCCAAGACTTAGGGGAGTTGAGTCTACAAGAGTTAGATTTATCAGCATTTAATCACGAATGGACCAAAGATAATGTAGAGAAGAGCTGGAACATTTCAATTGTCAGAAACGGAACTGAGTACTTCAATTTCAATGCAAGTGCGCAGCCTGATGGTATAGGTTATGTCTATCCACTTATTGACAGAGGTAATTCTCTTAATAACGGAGAGATGACTTATAACTTGAATACTATGTATCCAGCAGTTTATGCTAAACAAGTAGTAGATTCTATTTTTGCTGGAGTAGGTTATAGATATCAATCTAACTTTTTCAATAGTCAACGATTTAAAAATCTGTTAATCCCTTTTTGTGGTGGAGAGTTTAGGATGGGTGCTACTCAAGTTGAGGACCGAACTTTTTTAATGACTAACTCTACTGCTTTAACTTATACAAGTTCATTGCAATTCAGTTCAGGAATTTTTAAAATAGGTTTAAATACAAACGATAATGATACTAACCCATCAGGAGTAAGTACTGCGAATAATTGGTGGTTAGCTCCAAGTGGATTGCAAGGTGATTATAGATTTGCGATTGAGGGAACTATAAGTTCAGTCCCAAATGCTGGTACTGGTAGCAGAAGAGTAAGAGTGATATGTGGAGTGCGAGTAGATAGAGGTGGAGTAATAACTACAATAGGTTCAACATTATTTGAGATAGTAACAAACACATCAAAGGTTATTTCTTATAACACAAATGTTTTCACGATTCAGCCTGGCGATAAAGTTTTCTGCTATATGGAGTATTTCTCCATCGCATCAAGTGTAGATATCCGACAAATAGGTTTAAGGTTTGAAGAAGACTTCGCATTATTCTCTAATCCAGTATCAGTATATCAAGAAGGACAAATTATAGACATTGGTTCAGCACTACCTGAGAAAACTAAGCAAACCGAATTCTTGCAGTACTTGATTAAGATGTTCAACTTGTATGTTGAGGTAGATAAGATAGATGAGAAAAAATTAATCATTGAACCAAGAGACGAATTCTACACAGAGAATTTAGTTGACTTAACTCAGTACTTAGATGTCTCACAAGAGCTTGAGATTAAACCAATGGGTTTACTTGACTTCCGTGTATTTGAGATGAGTTACAAATCCGATACTGATGAGTTCAATAAAAAATATGAGGATGTATATCGTGAGTCATTTAGTGCTGTCAAGTTTAACATAAATAACGATTTTGTTAGAGAAAGTAAAGTAGTTGAGTTAGGATTTAGTGCTACTCCATCAGCAGATGCTCCTGATGTAAATGATAGAATAATTCCTAAGATAAGACCTGAAGACCCAAGTACTGGTTCAGCAAATTTGCCAGTCTATAACATTCGTATTTTGCAATACGGAGGATTAATTGAAACAGCTACAACTTGGAATTTGAACTACAATGCTACAGCAAATCAGAACTATGATGTCTATCCATATGCTGGAATGTTAGATAGCGTAACAGCTCCGACTTTCTCACTTGAGGTAAGTACTCCGAAGGCATATTTTTATGGCAGTAGACCAGCAATAACTACAGCTAACTTGTACAATTCTTACTGGTTAAAAACTATGTCTGAGATAACCGACAAAGATTCCAAGTTAGTTAGTGCTTACTTTCATCTTTCGCCTAATCAGTTAGCTAATTTATCGTTCAGAGACTACTACCGAATTGACCAACAATATTACCGACTTCATCAAGTTGAATATGACTTAAATTCCAATGAACCAGTTAAGATTGAATTCCTAAAGTTAAAGTTAGCTCCAGCATTTATTAGCGAATCAACTACTACCAACGGAGGTTATGCAACCTTCCAACCTGAGCAGCCTAATCTACCTGATATATTATTGCCTAATTTAGATAAGTCAAGTAATACAGAATTCCTAAACGATAGAGATAAAATCTACACAGATATCCAATATACTAACGACTCGTATGTATTTTTAGATTTTACACAAACTATTTGGCTTTTAGATAGTAGCAGTAGAGTTTATCTACCTGATGCTAACTTGCAGAAATTAAAGACTGGTTATCCTTTAATTATAACGCATAATCAAGGTTCAAGCGACATAACTATTTATCCAAGTGCTGGTCAATTCATCCACAATACAGATACAAGTTTTACCCTTAAAAATAAACATACAGCTTGGTTTGTTCCTTACGATGGTAAATGGACAGTAATTTTAAACAATAACACAAATGTATAATAGATTCAAAGAATTAATTGAACAAACGGAATTTGAAGAGCTAATTAAATTAATTGATTTAGCTGATTCAAGTATATTAAATATAATCATTAACACAGAAAACGAGGTATTGAATGGCGCAAAATAATGTAGTAATAAAAACAGCAGTAGATACTGGCGATTCGGTGGAGCAAATAGATGAGTTAAGTAAGTCAACGGAAGGCTTAAATAAGAATCTAAAAGAAACACAGAAGGAAGCTAAAGAGGCTGAGAAGAAATTAGAAAAGGCTACCGATGCTGTTGGAAGGATGCCAGGCCCTATCGGAGGTGCAGTGGATGGGTTTAAAAATATGCTTAGTTCATTTAAAGCTATTATTGCCTCACCTATCGGAATGGTATTAGCAGCAGTAGCAGTAGTTTTAGGAACTTTAACAGCTTTATTCTCAAATTTCAGCCCTATTGTAGATTTTCTTTCTGATAAGATTGCTTTATTAAATGGCGCATTTAGAGGACTTCAAACTCAATTTGCAAGTTTAATTCAGGGTACTGGATTCTCTACTGAAAAAATTAAGGAACAAGCCTTAGCAATGCAAGAGGCTGAACGAATGGGTAGAGATTACGAGGACAATTTATCAGCAGTAAATTTAAGTCAGGCTAAACTTGAAAGGCAAATTGATGTCAATTTAAAAAGGCTAAAAAATAAAAACATAACCGAGAAGGAGTCAAACGCAATTATTGAAGAAACGATAAGACTTCAAAAAGAACAAATAGCAGGACTTCAAGAACAACAAAAGCAAGAAACTGAAATTTTAAAAACAAAAGTTATAGCTGCTGGAGGTAGTTATAAACAAATTTTAGCAATAGCAAGAGGGGCAAGAGTAGCTGAATTAAATACTGGCAATGAAGCCTTAGACAAAGAGTTAATAGCACTTCAAGAAAACTATAAAAAAAGAACTCAAGAGGTAAGTACCTACGAGCAAAAGTATGAAAGAATCCAAAACGTAAGAGATTCTCAGGACCAAAAATTTGCAGGTAAAAGAGAAGCACGAAGGAAAGCAGAAGAGGAACAGAGAAAGAAAGAAATTGAACAATCGGCTAAACTTTTGGAGCAATACGACAAGCAACAGAAGGATAGAGAAGAGGCTGTTAAGACTGGATTTGATAAGACCTCTAAACTAACTGAAGATTATTACAAAAAACAAGCAACTGATTTAGTAAATCAAAATCTTAGCGATAAGGATTTAAAGAAAGCTCAAGATGAATTAGAACTCCAACGACTTAACCAACAGCTTGAAAATGCTAAGATGTATGGACAGTCTACTACTGACATTGAAAAGGCAATAGCAGATAAGAGATACTCAATTAATAAAGAGAATGCAGATGCTCAAAAGAAACTTGACGATGAAGTAGCAGCAAACAGAGTTAAGAGTTTAGAGTCTTATTCTAATTCACTAAAAACTTTTGCAAGTGTATTGGGAGAAAGCACAGCAGAAGGAAAAGCCTTAGCAGTAGCAGCCGCAACAATTGATACTTATTTAGGAGCGGTTAAGGCCTACAATACACAGTTAACTCCTGGCGACCCTACCTCACCATTTAGAGGAGCTTTGGCAGCAGCAGCAGTAGTGGCAGCAGGTATAGCAAACGTCAATAAGATTTTAGCTGTTCAGGTACCAGGTGGAGGCGGTAGAGGTAGTGCGAGTATGTCAGCTCCGCCAATGACAAGACCAGCAAGTTCATTTACACGAATAGACAATACAAATCCGATTGATGTAAACAATACTGGTGCGACTAAAGTATATGTGACTGAAACCGATATTACGAATACACAAAAGAAAGTTGACTCTATTAAAGCTAAGGCTGTAATAGGTTAAAACTTATCTAAAAAAAACTATCTAAATATATGGCTAAACTTCCTTTATACGAGCTACTAATTAACGAGGACGAAGAGACTGGAGTAGACTTTATTGCTTTGGTTGATTCTCCAGCAATTGAGTATGACTGGGTAGCTTTCTCTCAGCAATTTGAGACTTACAGCGACTATCCAAAAGCTGCAAGTGAAAACGCAAAAAGAGCGATTGAGTTAAAAGAAAAATACAATTTAGAATGCGGAACTCAGGTCGGATGGGTAAGAGCTTCTCAATTAGCAAACGGAGAGAACCTTAGTAGAGAAACGATTGCGAGAATGTCAGGTTTTGAAAGGCATAGAGAGAATTCTAAAGGTGACCCAAAAGAGGACTGCGGAGCTTTAATGTGGTTAGCTTGGGGCGGTGATGAAGGGGTAGAATGGGCAAGTAGAAAGTTAAAACAGATTGACGAGTTTGTAGTAGAACCAAAAGCTGGAGAAGACAAGAACGAGTTTATTAGCAGATGTATTTCTGTTGAAGTCGGAAACGGAATTGAACAAGAACAAGCTGCTGCTATTTGTTACACTAAGTGGGATAAAAAAAGTTTTAGTTTTAAGACTACCGACAAGCAGATAATAAGTGGACCAGCAATGATTCCTAACCAATCTATTTACAGAAGGAGTAAAGATGGTGAAGAATACAATGTTATTTTCTCTAAAGAAACGATTCAAAAAATAGTTGAGAGATATTTCAAGAATCAGTATGTAACTAACTTCAATCTTCAGCATAAGAAAAATATGTTAGCGGATGGAGTTTATCTTATTGAGTCTTTCATCATTGATTCAAGCAGAGGAATAAAAACACCTGAAGGATTTGAAGACCTACCCGATGGCACTTGGTTTATTTCGTGCAAAGTAGATAACGAAGAGATTTGGAACGATTATATCAAGAGTGGTAAGTTTAAAGGATTCTCAGTAGAGGGATTATTCACAGATAGAAAAGTAGAGATGGTTTCAAATGTTCAAGAGGCTATCGCATTGATTGATAAATTACAATTAAATAAAACAAATATATATAACAATATGAGCGATGTAAAAGTGCTATTAAGCAAACTCAAAGAAATCTTTTCAGAAGAGGCAGTTATGTCATTTGAAGAGGCAAAATTAGCTGATGGAATTACCATTATAAAGTGGGAAGGACCATTAGCAGAAGGAACAAGTGTTATGGTTATTAGTGAGTCAGGTGAAGTACCAGCTCCAGATGGTGAACACGAGCTTCAAGATGGTAGAAAAATCACAATTGAAAATGGTAAAGTAACTGCTATCGTTTTACCTGAAGTTCCAGCTGAATCTCCTGAAGAAGAACCATCAGTAGAGGTAGAAATTGAAGCTAAACAAAAAATGGCTGAAGATTACCTTCCAATGATTGAGGCAATGGGTGCTAAGATTATGAAAATGGAAGAAATGATGGCAGCTTTAGAGGCTAAAATTTCTGAGAAGATGGGCGCAACAGAGGAGAAAATGAATACTCAAAAAGATGCTTTCTCTAAGTTAGTTGAAATAGTTGAAAAGTTAGCAGATGCTCCTTCTGAAGTTGTAGAAGCTAAACCTTTCAATGTAAACTTTCAAGCTGAAAAAGAAAATCAGTACAATAAATTAAACGATATTTTAAACATATTAAATAAATAAAAAAATGGCATTCTCGGTAGGAACATTAACTGGCTATGTTAAAGCCAATGAAAGAGAATTATTGACTAAGTCTTTATTCTCAGCAAAATCAATCAGTTTGGCATCTAAAATGCCGAATGTAAAATCTTCTTCTCAATTAAACTTGATGGATACTGACGCAGTATTTCAATCAGGTGTTTCTTGTGGATTCGTAGCATCAGGTACTACAACTTTCACTCGCAGAAATATGACTGTTTCTCCGATTAAAGTTCACGAATCTTTATGTCCAAAGACTTTGGAAAACACTTGGTTAGGTTTAGTTTTACCTTCAGGTTCAAATCCAAAATCAATTCCATTTGAACAACAATTCACAGACTTAAAAGCTGGTTTAATTGCACAAAATTTGGAGAGAGCTTTTTGGCAAGGTGACACTGGAAGTGGTGATAACGCTTTAGCTCAATTTGATGGTATGATTAAATTGGTTACAAGTGTATCAGGTAGTGCAATTGCTGCTAACTCTTCTGCATTTATGAGTGGTGCGCCTTACTCAGCAACTGGTGGTATCACAACTTCAAATGTAATCGCAATTTTGCAAGGAGTTTTCAGAGCAATTCCAGCAGCATTAGTAGACAAAACTGATACAACAATTTTCGTTGGTATTGATACCTTCAGAACTTATCAGTTAGCTTTAACTAACGCTAACCTTTTCCATTACAATACAGATGCTTCAAGCAGTAACTTTGAAATCGTTATGCCTGGTACTAACATTAAAGTAGTAGGAGTAAACGGATTGAATGGTACTAACAGAATCTATGCATTACGCACATCAAATATGTTCTTCGGATGTGATGTACTTGGTGAAGAGTCTAAGTTTGAATTGTTCTGGGCGCAAGAGGCTATGGAAGTTCGTTATGTATGCGAGTTCAAAGCTGGTGTACAAATCGCATTCCCAGCTGAAATCGTTTATTATGTAGGAGCTTAAACAATAATGTAAGAAGGGGATTCGGTTTAATAAGTTAAGCCTTATCCCCTTTTTTATAAAAATAAAAGGAGAATAAAAAAATGGCGTGTGCAGTAACATCAGGTTATACATTAGATTGCAAGGACGCAGTCGGTGGTTTAAAGAATATCTATTTTGCTAATGGTTTACCTTCAGCAGCTACTATAACAAGTACAACTGCAAGTGGAATCTCAAATGTAAGTGGAGTAAGTTTTTACAAGTACGAGTTAATGCCTCAAGCAGCAGATTCGTTTACAGAAGAAATCACTTCAGCCCCAGCAAATGGAACAGTTTTCTACACTCAAACAGTAGTAACAAATTTCGCTAAAATGAGTCAAACTTCACGCAATAAGTGGTTGACTTTAGCGCAAGCTCGTTTGTTAACTATCATTGAGAAAAAGGATGGTACATTTTGGTTACTTGGTGAAGTTAACGGATTAGAAGTAAGTGCTGGTTCACATACAAGTGGAGCTGCAATGGGTGACTTCAACGGAGTTCAGTTAACTTTAACTGGAATGGAGGCTGCTCCAGCTCAAGTCTTGACGAGCGCATCTGCGTTTAGTAAAATTTAGGCTTCAAGATAGGGTTGTTTCATAGTTAGATTAGGTAGCTCACAAGGCTACCTTTTCTATTTTATAACTTTTTGTATTTTTTCTATATACATATATGGTCAATTTAACCTATGGCGAGAACGAATTGTTGTTAACTGGTACAGAAAACATAACTGATCCAAACATAACTACATTGAATCAGGCTTGGTTTGGTATTTACTCACAAGTTACTAAGCAAACTAAATGGGTTAAGGTAGTGAATCA